CGCGCCGCGCCGGCTGCGGCGAATGGGCCCCCCAATCACCGCATCGGGTTCTGGCCGGCGCTGACCACCCGTGCGCTGTCCCAGAGAGGAACCTCGCGGAGCTGGAGCGGGGTGCCGGCATCGACGGGCCACCACGTCTCCCCCTCCTCGTCCTCGCCGCCGCGCCCGCGCCAGTTCCCGTAGCCTTCGGAGATCAGCCAGGACGCGGCCGTCTCCTCACTGTCGAACGCCAGCCAGGGTGCTTCATCCTTCGGTCCGGCTACCCATATTTTCATTCGTTTTTCTCCTCTGCATTGTAGACGCGTCTGGCCCAGACCATCTGACAGGGATTTGACAACCGTGGGCCCATGACGTAGCTTTGGGGTGTGGCGGGCTGCCCGGGTCGCAATAAGGGGGGACACCCCCGGCCCGCCTCCATTTCTCTGAGGAGGACGACATGACGCTGGAAAGCGCACTGTGTGAGTTGAGCGACGCGGTCGAGGAGCTGATGGCGACGCTCGTTGGCTGCGGAAACGACGACGACCCGATCTGGGTCGGGCTGGAGCTGGCCGACCGGATGGAAGACGTCTCCCGGCTGCTGGAGATGGATCCCAGGACGGCAGACGAGTGAAGATCTCTCTGAGGGACCTGCTGGAGATCACGGACATCATCCTGGCCGTGATCGACGAGGACAACCCCCATACCCGCCGGGTCAGGGTGGCGAAGGCCATCAAGGCGTGGCTGGAGTTGATGGAAGTCATCCGGAACGCCTGAGAGGCCCGTCAGGGCGTTTGTTTGATACGGACGGCTCCTGGGTCGGGGACGACTCCGTTTTCATCGTGGCGGGCCGTTTCCGTTCGCCTCTGCCCCATTGTACGATCCGTGCCTACCCCGTTTGGGCCCCCTGCCAAGGTGGGCGTGATCAGGGGACAGATAAAGAAAGTGTAGACCGACCACTCGAAAGGTGTGGTATACTAGAGGACGTATGACTGAACAGACCGCAGCTCCTGTGGATAGTGAGACAGCGGAAGCGCTGGCTGTCACGCGGAACTCCAAGGGTCAGTTTGTCCTCGGGCAGAGCGGAAACCCTGCCGGAAGGCCGAAAGGCCGGTCTGCGCTGACGAAGGCGCTCACCGAGGTTGCCGAGGGCTTCTACCCGAGCGAGGTTGATCAGGCGCTTGCAGAGGACAGAGACCCGAGGACGAGGGCCGAGATTCTCGCCGAGGTGCTCTTCCAGAAAGCGATCAAGGGAGATGTGGCTGCTGCCACGCTGATCTTCTCCAGAGTCGAGGGCAAGCCCAAGGCGCAGGTGGAAGTGAAGGGCAAGGTCGACGTTGGGGGAGAGGTGAAGCACACGCCGACCCGCGTTGCCGTGCTCGAAGGCCTGGCGGCTCTCCGGACGAACCTGTCTGTCAACGAGGCGAAGATCCTGAAGGAGCCCGACATCGTCGAGGGCGAGATCGTGGAGCCCGACGACGAGGACCCCGGGTTCACTCAGTGAGTTTTCAGGACACGGGACGTCTGCCGGCGACCCTCTTTGTTGCCGGCGCCGCCGACCTGGCCCATACCACGAAGGCGGCCGTGTACGCTGCCGTGCAGTCTGGGCGTTTGGCGTGCGTGCTGCGCGGTACCAAGATGTTGTTCAGGACTGAGGATGTCGTAACGTGGAGCGACGCTGTCAACCGGGAGCGCGACATCGATCGTGCCGGCCGGGAGAAGCTGGCTCAGGAGAAGTACGAGGAGCGGTACGCCGCGCACTTCGGGAGGCCCGCGTGAGAGAAGCGCTAAAGGAACTACGGTGCTGGTGGTTCGGCCATCGTATGCGTTTCGAGACACCCACGCACAGTGGGATTTGTCGCTGGTGCGGTGCTCATGATTGTTGGCCACAGCCTGGTGTGAATGGCCAATATTACGGTGGGCATTCAGACGTCAGAGATATTGAGGAACTCAGAGCCTTGCTTGTTGCGGATCACCAAGAAGCCGTGGCCGAGTTGAAAAGAAACGGCGAATGGTACGGTGACTGAGTGAACACCGCCGACGTCCCTGTCATTCCGCTGAGCGCGTACTCGCTCGCGCAGATCGTTGCGACGGCCGACGACGAGACGCGCGCCGCCTTCGAAGAGAAGGTTAACGCGATGACGGCGATCGAGCAGGAAGACCTTCTCCACGACTGGAGCTTCCAGGGGCGACCCGACCAGCAGGAGCCGCTCGACTGCGTCGACCCCGAGTGCGGATGCGTTGGAGACTATACCACTTGGACGGCGATGGCCGGGCGTGGTAGTGGCAAGACGCGCATCGGTTCGCAGACCGTCGACAAGATCGCCTGGAAGTATCCTGGCATCCGCATCGGCATTGGCGCCCCGACGGCGTCGGATCTTCGCGACGTCATTGTAGAGGGAGAGAGCGGGCTGCTTACAATAGCACATCCGCGTTGGAAGCGCATCTACAAGAACGAGCCGCTCTACCAGAAGTCGAACCGGCGGGTGATGTACCCGAACGGGTCGCGCGCGTACCTGTACTCAGCCGAAGAGCCTCGCCGCTGGCGCGGGCCCCAGCATCACTTCGTCTGGTTGGATGAGCTATCTGCGTACAAGGATCCGGATCAGGTGCTAGCGATGGTGAAGTTCGGACTGCGCCTGCCGGCGCGCCCGGGCTGGCCTAACGACTTCCGCGTCCGTCTACTCTGCACGATGACTCCGTTGCCGTTGGAGATCGTGAAGAAGCTGTCGAACCACAAGAAGAGTTTTGAGGAGCGGGACAAGACGATCCACGTCTCACGTGGTTCCACGTGGTTGAATCGTGCGAACCTTGATCCTGTCTTTTTTGAATCCATTGTTGGTGACTATCTTGGTACCCGTCTTGGGATGCAGGAGTTGTTCGGCCTCGTCCTTGACGATGTACCTGGCGCGCTCTGGAAACATGCCATGATCGACGAGTTCCGCATCCGTCGCGACGCGATGCCGCCATTGGGGCGTGTCGTTGTTGCCGTTGACCCGGCGACGACCGACAACCCGAACACGTCAAACGAAACTGGCATTGTGGTGTGCGGTGTAGGCGGGCCGCCGAAGGGCTCGACGGCGAGCACGGTGCTGGCGAAACATCGCGCGCAGAACAGACACGGCTACGTGCTTGACGATCGTTCGTTGATCGGGTCGCCGGAGGAGTGGGCGCGGGCTGTCATCAAGGCGTACGAGGATCACGACGCGGACGCCATCATCGCCGAAGCGAACCAAGGCGGGGACATGGTGAAGTCGACCATCAGGACGATCGACAAGAACGTGAAGATCGAACTGGTTCACGCATCGCGCGGAAAGGTCACGCGCGCGGAGCCGGTCGTTGCGGTCTACGAGCAGGGTCGGATTCATCACGTCGGGGCCTTCCCGCAGTTGGAGGACCAACAGACAGGCTGGGATCCGATCGAGAACCCGCGCGAGTCACCGGACAGGGTGGACGCGTTGGTGTGGGGACTTTCGAAGTTGGTGTTGAAGAAGCGCGGCGGCGCGCTCGGGGCCGGTGCTCCTATCAGCATCTCGACGGGCGGCGGCGGGTTCAACTCGCCTACAGGCGGGAGCGGGTTCAATCTTGGGCTCGACACCTCGCCCGTCCACTTCTAGAACTGGCATTTTAAAGTGAGGGTGAACGCATGACCAAGTTCGGAACATGGGAGGCGCGGCGGGCCGGATCGACGCAGGAGAGAGTGAAGGCCGCTCCGGTGAGCTTCAGACAGCTCACTCAGGTGAGCACTGACAACTACGGATCCCCATCCTCATGGGACGAGACCGTGCGAGAGCTTCAGGGCGATCGTGCGATGCACGTCTACCGTGAGATCGCCGACAACTCGGCAGTGGCCGGCGCGGCGATGCTGGCGATCGAGATGTTGATCCGGCGCGTCAACTGGACTGTCGAGCCCGGCGACGAGTCTGAGGGCGAGAAGAAACGCTCCGAGCAGCTCGCGTCATCGATGGACGACATGTCGGTGAGCTGGCCCGACACCATCACGGAGATTCTCTCGTTCCTGCCTTACGGCTGGGCGATGATGGAGCAGGTCTACAAGATCCGCAAGGGCGTCGATGCCGAGGACGGGCGTTTCCGTTCGCGGTTCAACGACAACATGCTGAGCTGGCGCAAGTGGGTGCTCATCCCCCAGGAGACGCGCGAGCGGTGGGAGTACGACGACCAGGGTTCGCTAAAGTCGCTCGTTCAGCGCGCGTCGGGAAACCAGAGCAGAGAGATCTTCATTCCGATGAAGAAGTCGCTACTCTTCCGTACGAAGGTCTACCGGAACAATCCGGAGGGCCGGTCGCTGTTGCGGAGTGCCTACTTCAGCTGGGCGTTCGTGAAGCGCATCATGGAGATCGAGGGCGTGGGTATCGAGCGTGACCTGGCTGGTGTGCCGGTTGCCTTCGTTCCGCCCGAGCTGCTCGACGCGGCCAACGGGAACGAGTCTGACCGAGCGTTGCTGGCAGCCATCAAGAAAGTTGTCGTCGGTCTGCGTCGGAACTCGCAGGACGGCATCGTCTTCCCGATGGCGTTCGACGACGAGAACAACCCCCTCTTCGATCTGAAGCTGCTCGCCACTGGCGGCATGCGACAGTTCGACACGGGCAAGGTCATCGAGAGGTACGAGTCGCGCATCGCGATGTCGCTTCTCGCAGACATGATCATGCTCGGTCACGACGGCAGCGGCTCGATGGCTCTTGCCAACAGCAAGGACACTCTGTTGGGCGCGTTCATCGATGGCATCCTGGCGAGCGTTACGGAGGTCATCAACCGTCACGCCGTGCCGCGTCTGTACAAGCTGAACGAGTGGCCGCAGGAGCACATGTCCCGCTTCGTTCCTGGCGACCTGTCCAAGGCCGACCTGGGAGCGCTCGGGCAGTACGTGCGCAACCTGGCCAGCGTTGGCGTGATCACTCCTGACCCCGAGTTGGAGGATGCTGTTCGCGAAGCTGCGGACCTGCCCCCTGTCAATCCGGAGTTCGAGATCGGCCCCGCGCGCAATCCGGAGCTGGCGGCGGTAGCCGAGGCCGAGAACGCTGAGCGTGCGGCGGCGGCGGCCGAGGAGGCCGCGAAGCAGCCGCAGGTCGATCCGAGCAAGAACCCGGGCAAGGACCCGACGCAGAAGCCCGGTGCTTCGGTCCAGGGGCCCGGCGCTAAGAAGCCGGCTAAGAAGCCCGGCAAGAAGCCGGCCAAGGGTAAGAAGGGGATCGACTTCACCGCCGCCGAGGCGTTGAGACAGTCACGGCTCGACGCGCGCAACGCCGCGCGCACGGAAGCACGTAGAGCAGCGAAGGCTCTGAAGGCCGCCAATGCTGAGTGATCGTACGACGGACGCCATGGAGGCGCACTTCAGGTCGGACCTGTTGCAGGAGCTTCGGTTCCTCACCGACCAGATCGACTTGGAGCGGCTGGAGGACGCCATCGCTGATGGTGATATCTCGGCCGCTGAGCGTGAGGCTGGCGTCGACAAGGACGGCTGGGCCCTGACGGCCTTCGCTGCGTTCATCGGGCCGATCGTACGTGACATCTTCGAAGAGGCGGCACAGGATGCCGCCGACGAGATCGGTGTCGACTACGACCTGATGGACGAGGACGGAACGGAGGCGCAGCGCGAGGTGCAGCAGGAGATGATCCTGCTCATGGGGCAGCGGGCACGACAGACCATCCTGGGTACGATCATGCGCGGGGCGCGTTCCGGGCTGACGGCTGCCGCGATGGCGGTGACGATCAAGAGCGGACTCTGGCTCGCGGACAGGAGCATGGCGGCTATCGGCGCGATGGTCGAGCGCATGCGCCTGGGCGACATGACGGCGAGACAGATCGCTCGCGCGGAGGCGCGCGCCATCGCGAAGAGCCTCATCGCTCGCGCTCGCTCGATCGCGGCATCAGAGACGACGCGTATCCTCGCACGTGCGCAGAAGTTTATGTGGCGTCTGGGCGTGAAGCTCGGCGTCTTGGATCCAAACGTAGCGGAGGTTGAGTGGCTGACGGAGCGGGACAATTTGGTTTGTCCTATCTGTCTTCCTCTCGATGGTGAGACCATCACGTTGGGTGAGTATCTCAACGGCGGGTTTGACGAGCCTCCGCTCCACGTCAACTGCAGATGCAGGCTGAGGCTATGGAGAACAGGGAAACTCTAGACTCACACAAGCAACGATTCGAGCGCGACTTGGTAGCGCGCATCATGTTCCACCTCGCCAACCTTGAAAGTCAGGGGACGCCGGGTTCGGTAGCTGTCACGATTCACTGCGACTCGAAGGGGGCGCGGAAGGTCATTTTCAATGCGGAGGAGGTCTGGTCATCCATGACCCCTCCGAAGGGAGTAGGTAGATGAGACGAGCACTCACGTTGGCGTTGTCGTTGTTCATGGTGTTCGGCGCCAGCGCGTCGTTCGCTCAGATGGATCGACGCGCTGCGCTCGACGTTGACGCGACGAGCACGGCGGCCATCACGTTCACGAATCGAAGCGCGGCCGTAGAGGAGTTCCTGGCCACCGTGATCACGGTCAAGGCTGCTGCGGCGAACGCGAACGACATTCACTTCTGGTGTTTCAGCGACACCGACACGGGCAGCGCGGCGACGACCGCCGACATTCCTGTACCGGCCGGCGAGGCCATCACCATCACCTTCGACGCGTCGAAGATGTCCGGCAAGGGCTTCGCTGAGTGTCGCTTCATCAGCGCTTCGGCTGCTGATCAGGTCGTCATCTTGATCGCTCGTCCGTAATGAGGACTCTCATTTCTGTTCTCTGTCTTTCGTTGATCCCCATCTTCGCCTTCGCGGGCAAGCCGGAGGTCTCGTTGGATCTCGATGAGCTTTGCGCCATCGTCGACGTCGCTCAGGTCGAGTACTACGCGGAGGAGCGGTTGCTCAGTAACGGCAAGCTGGGCCATCGTCACTTCCGTTGCGTTGGTCCGGCCTACACTGTCGATGGGTGCAAGTTCCTGATCGCGCCGAAGAGTGTCGCGCAGGCCTGGGCCGCGAAGTTCAAGGTGGACATGTGGCGTGGCGGTGCGAACAATGGCGACGGTGACGGCTACAGTTGCTCGGCCGAGTTCGAAGGTGAGCGGAAGCGCTTGCCTCCGACCGCGCGCGCGGGCGCTGACGGTCAGGCTCCGACGAACACGCATCGTCCTGGCCATGACTGGGAGGTGATCCCGCAATGAAACGACTTGCGACCATCCTGACAGCTCTCGCTATGGCTGTCGCTCTCGGCCCCCTCGATGGGGTCGAGGCGCAGCGTATCTCGAAGTGCGGGAAGGGGCAAGGACTCTACGTCGGGCACGAGACGGAAGAGCAGATTTCGTTCGACACCGGGTGTGGGACGCCGAACTACGTCACCGCGTTGGACGGTGCGGACCAGTACTGGAGTCACGTTCAGCACGCGGACTTTGACATCACGACAGAACATGCCGTGATTGTCGTGTGCGGACGATTGACGGCAACGACAGAAGGAAGCGCAGCTCTCATCTCACAGTACGGCCCCACCCTGCCGCAGCGCTCCATGCTGCTCCAGAAGGAGGTTGCGGAAGTTACCAGGGTTGGCGCGCAAGATACTCTGGCAACCCGTTTCGATGTCACAGGGACTTGGGCAGCAGACGACACGAACTTTCATTGCGTTGCCCTTAAGGTAGATCCGGGCGCGACGGACGTGGAAGCGTGGATGGACGGCAGTGGGTCTGGGTCGGCTTTCGCCTACGATGGAACGGTTAACACGCCGACAACGGAACCACTTATCATCGGTGGCTTGTCGTGGGCCGGAGCCCCAATCCAGCTACTGGCAGGTGAAATCGACACCGCAGCTCTTTGGATCACGGCGGCGGAAGTTGTCACCGACGCAGAGTTGGACGCGATGACGGTGACGCCAAGCGCGGCGAAGTCTTGCGCCGATTGGGATGCGACTGCGGGAATCGCGAGCAACCTGTGTTGGGAATTCAGCTTGGCTTGTGATGGGGCTGCGACCAACGGCGATCGAAGCCTGACGAACAACAACGAGGCGACCTGTGTGGTGCGATAAGGGGAAATCATGAAACGCTTACTTTCAATCTTTATTGCTGTCGGTCTTGCGCTCGTCTTCGTTCCTACGAACGGGGTCGAGGCGCAGCGCGTCTCGAAGTGCGGCAAGGACATCGTCGTCGGTAACGGCGAGCTTGAGTGGATCACCGGCCAGGGGATCGACACTGGGTGTGATGGTGGCGCCGACCTCGGTCCCGACGTGACCGGCATTCATGTCCAAGTCTCCGCGCAATACTGGTCGATCCCGTTGGCGAACGATGACGATTGGAACTGCGGGACCGGCGACTGCACCGTGCTGACGCGCAACCTCATCAATACTGGCGAGGCGGGCAGCTTCATCATCGATCACGGCGCCGGCTACAACGGAGCGGACGGCTGGCAGATCAGGACAATCAGCGACGGGCGAGTACAGATTAACGACGGAGGCACCGCCGTCGGATGTGCCGGTCCTGGCGCTATCCCGCTTGACGTGTGGTACACGCACGGTTTCCGTTGGGACGGAACGACGGATGAGGTTGAGGTCTACATCGACAACGCCTCGAATACCTGCTCGCTTCGCGCGATGGGAAATATCGACGCGGGCCGAGATGTGGCGGGGATCGCCTACCTAGCGACTGCGGTCGGAGCGAACAACATTGGCGGCAAGGGCTCGCTCATCGCTCTCGACGACATCGCTTACTCCGATGCGCAGTGGACGACCTTCGACACGCTCGTCAAGCACTGCGCAGACTTCGAAACGAATGGGCTCCCTGAGCCAAGAGTTTGTCAGGACTTCAACAGCGATGGCGTACCGACCTTTGGTGCGGTCACGATGACGAACAATAACGAGGTCACCTTTGGTGAAGGATGGGATGGATCATGAGCGTCAGGCAAATTTCCGGAACGGTCTCCGTCACTCAGACGGTGACCAACGTCACCATCGGTTTCGATGCTGACTTCATTCTGTTCATCAATGATGGAGTGAACGATGTGTGGATCGACGTGTCGGCCGTGGCTGCCGCTGCTGCTCCAGCGTTTCCTTTAAAGGCCACTGACGCACCGCTCTCGGTTGGCGGCATCACGTCGCGCGCGGGCCGCCAGTCACTCGGTATGGCCACCTTCAGCGTCATCTGCGCTTCGGGCGAGACGGCCAGCTTGCGCTATCTCGCAGTGGGGAACTGATGAAGAAATACATCGCCACGTTCGCTGCGTTGCTGCTGGCGTTCGGCACCGTCACGTCGTTCAGCCAGGTGACGATGGGGCGGAAGGCTGGGACCACCGATAAGTTCTGGTCGCACTCCAGTCCGGCCGGTTCGTCCGGTACTCGCTACGCTGCGGGCTTCTACTTGCATGTCGGATCTCCGAACGATCTGTCTTCCGCCCAGAACCTGGGGACCGCCAACATGTCGTACGCGGCGCATGCGTACGTCGTCCTTGGCGCCACTGCCGTCGACGAGATCAGTATCACGGTGACCGGTACATCGATCAACGATCTTGGCGTTCGCGCTACGAGCGACACCG